TACACATGGGAAGAACTTACAGGTCAACTGTATGTGGTTAATTATAATGAGTTGGATGACCTACTTTCAATACCTTATGCAAAGTTTATCACTAAATAAATAAAAACCTTCTAAATGGCAACTTCTGCTAATAGTCCTAGTTGGGTAAGAACCTATACAAAAGACGATGCAACCAAATATCAAATAGCATACCGATCTAATAACGTATGGAAAGTGGATGGTAATGGAAGGGCGTTGCCTGGTTCTTTCACAACAAATTTACAAGTAGATCGTGTAGCTATAGATGGCAATGTTACTGGTGGTGGTGTTAACGCAACATGGACTACTGCTGCAACAAGAGCACCTGGTGCTCGTGGCGTATGGGAGAGAAAATATTTTGATGATGCTGCTACAGATTTGGGTTATGTTTTACCTGATGCAAGTTGGTCAGATTTAAATGATAGAAGTAGTAATTTTAATTCACAAGTCAGTAATATAAGTGCAAACGCAATCGCAAAATATTTTAGAACACTAGGATTTGGTAGAGGTAGTGGTCTATCAACACAGGAAGGAGCGATAAGAGAGATAAGTCGCAGTCAAGGATCAAATAATCAAGGTAATTCATCAGAGGATGCAGTAGGTGCAAATAGAACAAATATAAAATCATTATCAGAGGAAGAATCAAGTAAACCTAGAGAAAAATATCAATCACGATATACTTACTACTACCCAGTAGCACTAAAAGCAAATAGTAATCAAGATAAATTACAAATATCTGTTCTGGAATATAAACCACGAGTCATCCCTAAAGATTCTTTTACGATAAGTGAACGTGATAATAATAGACAGGGATATGTATCTAGAAAATTGGGAAGTGTTTTCTTACCAGTGCCAGGTGGAGTGCAAGATCAAAATAATGTTAGTTGGACACAAGATACAATGAATCCAGGCCAACTTGCTGCTGCCAATGCTTTCTTCGATGGCATAACAGATAAAGATCCCATGGGATCTTTAGCTACAAGTGCTGCTGGCATAGCAAAAGAGATTGGATTGAAAAGTGGTGATGTAAAACAAGCAGTCGCTTCCGTGCTTACTAAATCAGCAACAGGTGCTAATATTTTAACAAGAAAAACTGGTCAAATTGTCAATCCAAATATGGAATTACTTTTTGGTGCACCAGCATTAAGACCATTCTCATTCACATATAGAATGAGCCCTAGAGATTATGAAGAGAGTGAGATGATAAAGAAAATAATTAGAATGTTTAAACAATCAATGGCAGTAAAAAGATCAAAGAGTCAATTGTTTTTAAAATCACCAAATACATATGCACTAAGATGGTTAACTGCTGGAGGGAGAGAACATAGTTGGTTGCCTAAAATAAAAGAGTGTGCACTCACATCTTTCAGTGTAAACTATACTCCTGATGGTAACTATGCAACATATGAAAACTCATCCATGGTTGCATATGAAATACAGTTTGGTTTCCAAGAGTTAGAACCAATCTATCATGATAATTATACTGCACTTGATCAAGACAGAGATGAATCTATAGGTTTCTAACATGGCTAAAAATTATTTTCGCAACATACCAGACTTTGAATATATTAACCGCACTAAAGATGGTCAATTTATTTCAAACTATACACAAGTAAAGAACTTCTTTAAGAAAGGAAAGTTAAGAGATGATCTATTCCAAGATCTAACTGTCTTTGAAAAGTATAGTGTCAAAGGTGATGATAGACCAGACAATGTTGCCTATGAGATATATGGTGATGCTACTTTAGATTGGGTTGTATTATTATCAAACAATGTAATTAATATTCAAAATGAGTGGCCATTATCTCAGTTAGCATTTGAAACTTATATATTAGATAAGTATAAGACACTTGAAAAACTAGATGAAATTCATCACTACGAATCAAATGAAGTTAAAGATAGTAACGGAGTTATAATATTTCCAAAAGGAGTTAGAGTAAGTGCTGCACAAAGTGTAAGTTATCATGAACCATTAAGCAATGAACAAATAACAGTAAACCCTGTGTCAAAAGCAATAACTAATTACCAGTATGAACAAAGAGTTAATGATGAAAAAAGAAGAATATTTTTAATCAAACCAATATATTTAAATGTTGTCTTTGATGATCTAGAAGAAATGATGACATACAAAGAAGGATCCACTCAGTATGTGAGTGAATCCTTAAAACGTGCCGATAATATTAGGCTATTTGAGTAGATTGATATAAGCTGCTATAACTAAAAGAGTCAAACAGATTTGATTATATCTCACTTAACTTTCTGCTAACTTCTGGAAGTAGGAAAGAGCATCATCTTCATCTTTATCTACAGTTGTAGATGGAGTAGGTGTAGATACAGCTTCTGTTACTGTTTTTTCAGCAACTGAATGTGCATACTTACCTTCACTCTCATCTTCTAACTCTGAGTCAGGGATGTAACGTGACTGTGCAGGTTTCTTACCTAACACATACTTCAATCTTCTTTCAAGATCTTCATAACTCTTAAACTGA